TATAGTGGTGTCCATAATCTGGTACCGACCAAGAGCGCGGCCCATTTTTGGATGAGTTGGCCCGACAGCCGCGTAATCGCCGCTGCCTGCGCTTTCGATAGAGGCTATTGCATCCCGGTAGTTACCCGATCCAGTAGACGGAGATGTGGCTGCAACTTCCCCTGCGGCTCCAGGCATTGGGATTGGCGAAGGTGTACCCATGCCGCCAGTGATGCCGTTGATCAGCGAATTGAAGGTATTGTTGGCGCTTTCTGTGCCAGCCGCCTCTGCTTTGTCAGCTTGGCTACCGAGAACGCGGGCCGAAATCCCGCCAGCGATTGACGAAAATGCGTTGCCGATGCCCTCCCGCGCGTTTCTGGCCTGCGTAGGCGCCTGCTGGCCCATGATCTGCGCAATAAGAGCGCGCTTTCTGGCAAGGCTCTGGGGTGTTTCGCCTTTGCTGGTGTCGAAAATGAATGCCATTATTTAACCCCCATGAGGCCAAGCGCTTTGCCGTAGTCGACGTAACGGACGCCATCCTTGCGCTTTACCGCCGATGGCTTTTCTTTTTCGACCTCGGACGCCATCAAGCCAATGCGTTTTGGTGTGCCGGCTGGTTCGTCCTTGTAGTTGAATGACCACAAGCCCATTTCACCCTCAACATCACCGTGGCGTGTCTTGTTCTTCTTCTCATCATCATCAGACAGGCCAATGAGCTTGCCGACCCCGGCGCCAATGCCAGAGAATAGACCGCCCAAACCTTGCTGGTTTTGCTGGTAAGCCTGCATCTGCTGAGCGTAATTGTTGTTGATGATACCGGCGACATCGGTGGTTGGTATGTTGCTGGTCGGCGTGTTCATGAAGTTTGGTTGCGTGACCTGACCGCCGCTAAGAAGCGCTGAAATCTGGTTGATGCGCTGATTGTCTTCCGCAAGCTGCTCCTGCGTTGCCTGGCCGCGCCCTTGAAGCAGCAATTGGTTATAGGCGTCGTTCTGGCCCTGCGTGAACCGCTCCATTTCGGAATTCCACGCCTCCGAACCTTCACGGATACCGGAGTTCAGAAGCCGAGAACGTAAAGCTTCTTCCTGTCGCGCAAACTGCGGGTCAAGACGCTTTGACCCAAGCTCATAAAGGCGGGCCTCTGTCTCTTCGTTGCCGATATTGAAGTTGCCGGTAAGCTTCTGGCCAAGTGTTCCGGAAAGACTATTGCCGAGCGTGGCAAGATTAAGGCTTGCGCCGTCTTCCTGATCCTTGATTGCCTGTTGCTGCGCTGAAAGCGTCTGCGTGACAGTGGTTTTCGGAATCTGGTAAGTCTGGCCGGTATACGGGTCTCGATAAGTTTCATAGCCGTTATTTGAATAGGTCAACGTGCCGTCTGGCGTGACCTGATTCATATTGTTCAGCCAGGAGTTGGCAACGGCGGTTCCAATATTCGTGCCAGTCGATGCGGCTGCTGTTTCCTTTGGATCTGGGGCTTTTGGCGCCTTACTTTTGCCCAACGTCGTGTCCTTCCGTCTGTGGCGAGAACTGAGTTCTCACGCCAATCATCGTCTGTAAGTGTAAGAATGTGTTCTGCTTCATTTCGACCGCGGAGCCGCGGGATGCGATGGTCGGTGAAACCGTATGCGCTGGCAATACGAAGCATTGACGTGTTCTTTTCGGAAACTCTCAGCACACAAAGCTGGCAGCCCAGAACTTCAAAGGGCAGCGAGAACATATCATGCAGCACAGGCTGGTTTAGCCATCGCTTCGATATGGAAGCCGCTGACAGCTCCACAACCCCGTTTTCTGGGTAGTAATTGTGATAAACGACCCCTGCAATCAAAGAGCCATCATCAAACACACCCATGGTGCAATAGCGCTCAAACCCATCTTCGGTGCCAAAAATCAGGCCAGAGACGAACCTTGCGATCGCATCGTTGAGAACGGGCGAGCCTTCCTCTCCAGCATACTTGGTTGAAATCACGTGACGATTTCGCCCTGCGTGAACGCGACATCAATACGGATCATCTCACCGTCTGACGGTCCAAGCGAACCATTCGTAACCTGTATGCACGGCGAAAACACTTCACCATCTCCGAAGGTGGAAACCCATTGCTGAAACACCAATTTGGCTGTGTCACTTGATCCCCACTCATCAATTCCCCATTCAGCATCACCCCAAAGGGATGACCCTTGAACAGGGTTTGACGAAGGGGCTGCGGGGATATTCACAGCGAAATCCATTTGCATCGTGGTCTTGGCATTGATTGGGTAAGGTCCACGGAACACCGGCCGTGCGAACTGTACCGTCTTCAGCCCCGCCACCCCCATATTGTCGAACATCGGGAGGCATGTCGCAGTGTATGGCTTGCCGTCATCGACACCCGAGACATTGGCCTCAAACACCTTGCCGTCGGCTGTTCCAAAGAATAGGCGGTCATCGTGGACTGCAATGCATGTTGCGTCCCAATTCGAGTATGTGCACCAGGCTCTTGTTCTGGCGTTGGCCACCAGCCATTTTGCTGAGCGGTCATTGACTGTCGGGAGTGCTACAGCCACCAACTGTCGTTTAGACCAGAAAGCAACGTTCCAATTGCCGCCAGACCGGTTGAACGCCTCATCATTCCACAGGTCAACAATGCTTTCAGAAAGGGCTGCATTGCCCAAAATGGCAATATCGGTATCAAGCGCCTTCGACAGTGGGACAAACCCCACGTCAGTAGCGACAACCAGATCGCCTCCCGCGTCCATGATGGCTTTCGGGCCTAATGGCCGGCCGACACGGAAAACACCAACCTGCGCCCATGTTGCGAGAGCGGCCGGGTCTTCCCCCTGATAAATGGCAACTTCACCCTCAGATGAGAAAAAGGCGCACATCGCATTCATGCCTGAGCCGGTATCCCGAGACCAAGTGGCGCCCATGACGAGCGAGCCGCCAAGCTTGAACGCACCACCCAGCGAGAAATTTACCAACGCACCGCCGATCTGGCCTACTGGCAGATACCAGACATCGAGGCTTTCTTTCTGGATGAAGAAGAACCGGTTCTTGTAAACCCATGTGTAGCTAAGCTGCGAAGGCGTTACGCTCGACCCACCAGGGAACGTCAATGCGAGCGTTGTGGTGAATGCAGACCCATTATAGACAAATGGCGTATCTGCACCATTTACTCCGCGAAGATAGGTCGTTCCGTCTGTCGACTGGTACTGCGCCGTGATCCACGCCCCAGAGGTCGCAGAAGATACGTTTGTCGTAGACCCAGCAATCGTCACATCGAAAATAGCGGTGTCGTTGGCCGCAAACAACTTTTTCAGGTTGCCCGAGACATATGTGAACATCGATCGCAGCGGTGAGGCAACAAGCGTCGTATGGTTCTGGCAACCACGGCGCATGAGAACGCCAGTGGCTGTTGGGAACATGTTGTCGAGCATGAACGCTGCACCAAGCTGCGAAACAGCAAGATTGCCATTTGCCACCAAGCCAAGTGTAGGGGCTGGCCACGAGAATGCCTGCTGCGTCTTTGCCTTTTGCGAGGTCTTTCTAGCGGTCGCTCTTCCCGGGCGTACATTCATGGCATACGCTCCGCGTTCTCATAAACGGCCTGGTCTGCCAAAGATGCTTCGTATTCGGCAAGATAGTCGCTGTAATCCTTGCCTGCATGGCGTAGAAAGCGCCACGTCACGCCTTGCGCAAGCACATCTTCCGGTATTGCGGCAAAATCTGTATCGGTCGACATGGTTGATTTCTCGACAGCAGACGATGTTCGCGCCCAATTCAACGACTGGTATGCCACGCTCACTCCCGCACCGCTTGGTGGGTATGGGTAAAACTCGATAGACTTACCGAAAGTATGGAAATATCGGGGCGTGTTCTCTGATGGGGTCAGCGAAAACCATTCATCCGAACTCAACCCCCCGCGCACAGGCGCGCCGCCGAAAGAAACAGCTTGGCCTTTGATCATTCTCCCGTGGTCATCCGCCAAAGGGAATCTGTCATTCAGGCCCGTGCCGTTGATGACGCGGCGCTTTGTCAACGCGCTCCAATCCACACGGCGGACCATTTCCTGACCGGTTTCATTAACAAACTGAACCAGCTTGATTGCATCTGGGTCCATGCCCTGCGCGCTTGTTGGCGGCGCGATACCAACATTCTTTGCCGCGCTCTGAACTATCGTCAGCAAGCTCATGGTGTGCACCCCTGGACGCGTACAGATGCGTTTGACCAGCGTGAACGGTCATCATCGATCTTGATTGCCTGCAGCTCAGCATTCAACAATTGGTCTGTTGCTGCCGCCAGTTCTGCATCTCGCAGAAACTTCGCCGCTTCCAGGGCCACGGCATAGAGATAAGCGTTCGGGTAATTCTCAAGCAGCCAATTGGTGGCGCTCAAAGACGTGCTGATAGTGGGTATTTTGGCGTAATACTGGACCTGCTTATCGCCGGAGAAGCCACGAATGGTGATTTGATCACCCTGAATTTCATATCGGGACCACATAGAACCGGGGCGAAGAAAATCAGACAGCGGGCCGGAGTGCATTTGATAGCCCACAAGGCCATAGGTATGCAGCATTTCCATAAAGCCAGATGGCAACGGCGATCTGCCGTCCGTGAACGTCAGGGTTCCGTCGGTGATCTGATAGCCAGTACGCAAGCGTTGGTTAAGCGTGACCTCTGCCTGCTGAACCAGCCGAGCCCAGACATCAGAAATGTTTCTATTTCCAATGTGGTCACCAACGGCAACTTTCAGGTCGAGGGCGTCATTGAAAGCGGCCATCAAACCAAACCTCTAACAGCGTTGGATCTTGCTGCACGCTTGGCTATACGGAATTGCTTACGGCTTAAACGCTGTCGCTTTTTTGAACCTGTAAATTTGGCGGCAATATCGTCTTCAACCCAACGATCCGAATAAATCCTTATTGGATGATGTTGATTTTTTTGGGGGCTGAAAAACCCGCCCTCATATTCAACGGTCATCAATAAAACTCTTCCCATCAAACTCGCCCTTCCTTGGTTCGCCATGCGGCGTTATCGCCATCATTGAGGAATTTGCTCACGAACTTGTCGTCGTGTTGCTTGAGGGCTTCGACCATGCCGGAATCGTAAGCAATGTTGAGCGGAATGCTGGCGACTTTGTGCCAGTCACCGGTCCAACCAGACGACGCGGCTGCGCGCTCTTCGGCATTCTGCTTTATTGTTGCTTCAACGGGGTAATCGACCCGATAAACGGTCTTTTCCCCATCGAACATGGACCATACGGAACGGCCTGTGTGATAATCGTAGTCAACGAGTACAAAGTCGCCGTCCCGTATCGTCATATCGCGCCCTTAGAACTTGTCGGTGCGTTCGGCCTTGCGCTCATCAACGAGCTTGCGGGCCTCATTCAACGGAACTTCAACTTCAGTGTTCAGAGGGTGACGGACGCCCTGTCCATCCCACCAATCATAAAGAAGACGGATCACAACCGTGTCCTTCTTGTCTTTCTTGGTGGCCTTTTTGCCTTCGACGGTCTGGCCTTGAATGTCAGACGTATCAAATTCCGGTGCGTCGGCCTGGCGCTCAGACGCTTCAACAGCGATCTTGTGCGCTTCTTTCGGGTCTGCCGGATAAGGTGCGGCCTTGCTGACATCACCGGCGTCTTCACGCTGGCGAATCTCTTCCGACGTTTCAGCACGAGGAACGCCGATGTTCGGTACAACCTGTGCATCAGACGTATCAACGTCGTTCTTTTTCTGGCTGGTCATGCGGTTTCTCCTTGGAAAAAGGGGCCGCACTTGGCGACCCCGCTGTTTCGTCCCTGCCGTTACGTGGAAGCGGTCAGGCCGAAGAGGTCGGCAATGATGCCGAGGCCTTTTTCGTTCTTGACGCGCAGCGTGCCTTCACCGATCAGGACGCACTTCTCAGCATCGCCAGTTTTGGCCACGCCTTTGACTTCCTGAATTTTACGTAGCCAATCCCACTCGAGCATGTCAGTGTCGATGAGGAAGGCGTTACGCGCTACGCCGGCATTGGTTGCCTGGACGCGGTTCGGGTGGATCATCACCTTGCCATACGGACCTTCGTAGACGTCCGCGTTGGAGATGATGGTGTTCTGGCCGGTGCTTGCCGAGTAACGGAACGAAGCAACGTTTGCGTCCGACATGAACGTGACAAACACGCTCTTGATGTACGGGGAAGCAACGAGATGTTTCACGTTTGCACCAGACGTGTAGGCCTGGCTCATAACGGTATCGAGCAGCGTTTTGCTGAACGCACGCTGCGTGCCGTTCGTTGCCGTGGTGGTCAGGCCCGTACCGGTGCTGAAACCGCCGTTGGCGCCGCCAGCTCCGCGAGATACGTTTGTCGTGATCCAAGATGGAAGACCGCCAGAAACGCGCGTTGCGCCGCCGACAGATGCCACGTTGGAAACGATGGAGTATTCCACGTCCTTGCGGATTTCGATGCCCTTCTTGAGCTTCTGATACTTCCGCTTTTCCACACGGCCGGCGTTGTCAACCGACTCCTGCGTTTCGGAAATGATGAAGTCTTTGCGAAGGATCTGGGTATAGTTACCCATACGTGCTGGAGGCGTTACAGCAGCAAAGCTGAATTCATCGCCTTCAAGCTGAACGTTTGATGCCGGAGGGGCAAGATCGTCAACTTCCCATTCAGGGTGAACGGAACTGACTGTGCCCTTGGCGATCAGTGAGTAGATTGGGGTGTCTTCCGGCGTGATACGGGATACGACGTCGGAAAGCTCTTCACGGTTACCTTTTGCCGATGTGGTCTGAAAGGTATTTGCAACGACGGCCATATTGGCCTCCTATGGATGAAGATGATCAATCAAAGTCGATCTTCATGGCGTCATGGATCGACCCGGTTCGTTTCAGCTTCTTCACCGCATCCTGATTGCTGCGTGCCTGGGTGGCGGTCTGGCCTTGCGGGCGCTTTTGAGGCGTAACAGGGGGCACGGATGCCACCTTTGTATTTGCCTTTGCGCGGGCCGCTTCTGCTTGCATGCCGATGCGGGCGTAGTGCGCCAACTTGAACATGCGGTGGTCAGCCACCTGTTTGATTTCTTCGTCGCTGTATCCGAGTTCGCGGGCTGCGGCGGATGCATTGTCGAAGAATTTCTTCTTGCCTTCTGGTGTTTTCGTAGACGGGAAAGCCTCGATTAACCGCGCAGTCTCGAAGTTCAGAACTTCTTGGTGTTGCTCTGCGGTCAGGGACTTTGCCACGCCCTTAACGTCACCAGCGGCAGCCAGAACGTTGTTCAATTCACTCATCGCCGCGTCGTGAATGGCCTTCTGCTGAATAAACAGCGTCGGGTTTGTCATCGCGAGTTGTGCGTTGGGCTCCTCGGGCAGTTGCTTTGTCAGGAATGTTGCGATGGCATCAACCGATTGGCTGACGCGAGCTGATAGCGCGTCAAGGCTGCGACGCTGGTTGCCCAGGTCTTGTGCTTTGCGCGTGTAATCCGCCTGCCGCAGGTATCCGGCCTTCACTTCCTTTACGGGGAGCTGCTTGCCTTCAACAGTAATGAGGATATCGTCTTGGTCGTCGGCTTCTGCCGTTTCGTCCTCGGTCTCGGTTTCCTCATCTGCGGTTTCTTGGCTGTCGGACTCTTGACCATCTTCTTCGGTCTCATCCGTCTCACTGTCGGTTTCGGCCTCGGAAGGCTCAGGCTCGGGATTGTCCGGTTCTTCATCACCGGGTTCCCAGAACTTGAGGTTCGCAGGGTTGTCGAGAGCGTCGGAGGGTTGTGCGTTATCGGTCCCGCTCGAAAGCAGGTTGTCGGATTCGCTTGGCATGTTTTCCTCGTGGGAGTTGTGCGCCGCTTTATGCTGGCGCGTTGCGGTCCACGCTGATTTGCCCACCGCTGGCGATGGATTCGATGCGTGAACGAATTCTCTTGATGGCTCTGGCTTCTGCGGCCTGATTACGACGGGTCTCATCGTCGTTAATCGGCGCAAAAATGCAGGCGTTAACGGCGGCGCTTTCCAGCTCGTTAATCAGATTGGTGAAGAAAGGGATGCTCAGGACGGCTTCTGCGGCGCGCTTGCGCTCTTCGTCGGTCATTTGCCGTTCCTGCCTTGCGTGTTTCCATCCGGCTGGCGGTCAAGTGCCTTTCCGACTGTCGCTGCATGGGCCTTTTGAACATCGGATTCCATGCGCGTTTCAGCAATAAGCCCCTGTGTCATCATCCATTCGCGTTCGGTCTGCTGCTTGATCAGATCACGGTCAAGAGCTGCATCGTTGTCCTGCTGTGACAGCGCGGCCTTGGCGATAAGCTCCTGGCGTAGGTTTTCGGAATCGGCGTCAAGCTGTGCCTGCTGAGTCGTGAGGTCGGCATCTCGCTGTTCACGTTCCTTGCTGGCCTCAACTTCCAGCTTGGCGGCAAATTCAGCTTGCTTTGTCTGGCCTTTGAACTGTTCAACGGCGATTTTGCCCTGCGTCCTGACGTTCTCCAGTTCAATCGCGGCCTTTGCTTTGATTTCCTCCGGATTAGGCTGGTTTTGCGCCGCATCAAGCTTCTGCTTCACCTCTTCCGGATCGGGCTGGGTGAAATACAGGCCAACAGAACGAAGCCCTGCGGACTCAACAAGTTTGGCAATGGCGTTGTAAACGTTGTCTGGCTTCACATACGGGTTGTCAGGGCCAAGGCTCAGCAACAGCTTTTCCTGCAGCCCTATAACCTGCTGCATGGCCATCATGTCGCGCTCGCGAGTACCGGCCCCAAGGCCCGTGTTCACCATTGCGTCCATGTCAGCGTTCCATGAGCGAGGGTCGAACGTCACCCACTTGTCACGCAGGCGCACCGTGCGCGGCTTGTCCTGGTGCTGAATGATCAGCTTGAGCAAGCCCTTGAATACCGGACGCAGACTGGTGGCAACGCACCGAACCATCATCTCTGTTTGACCTATGCCCGATTGCTCAACCATGGCGGAGGCCTTGGCAGTCATGTTCTGCAGTGCATCAGGAGCCAAACCACTGGAGGCGTCGGAAACACCGGTGCGATCGGTCAATTCGCCGTCAAGGTATTCAAGCATGTTGAACGACTTATCAGCGACCATCGGCACGATGTTGTAACCGACGGCGCTTCGAACATCTGTACCTTGAGAAACAAGGATGGGCTGGCCGAACTTTGGCGTATAGACAGCTTCCAGATTAGAAATCTGCCCCTCTTGCACAATCGGCTGCAAATTGTTCTGCCAATACAGGTTATCCATCGTCTGACGAAGCAACACCGTCTTGATCTTCTGGATTTCCATCGTGTCATCAGGGATTGAGTTGCCTTCCCACTGGTGCGGGCGGCGCTCGCTGACGATATCGGCATAGTTGATTTCATCCCACTCTGTGTTTTCGAGCAGGTTTTCTTGCTTCAAGCCACCGGCAAACACCAGCCGACGCAGTTCGGCAATGCCGTCGTTGTCGTAGTCGATGCGAACGAGAAGATCGTAATACTCGATCTCCTGCAAAGCGTTTGTAAGCGCGTCATCCGTGTTAAACACATCACGACGGCGCGTGTCTTCTTCGTCTTCCTGTTCAGTCGCACCTGTGCTGGCGATTGGGAGCTTGTCGATTTTCTTACGGTCATAGCCCATCTGCACAAGGTCTGTGCGACGCAGCTTGCAGTTCTCACCGAGGATAGGGCTGTCGACCAAACGAATGGCGTCAGGATGAATAAGCCAGTTCTCAAGCGGTATTGAGCCAATGCGCGACGTTGAGGTTTCAATCCGTCTACGGATTTTCAGGTCATGGACAACTTCCTCAACCTGTCCTTCCGGCGTATCTACTTGTTCAGTTCGTTCAGTGTGTTCGATGACGTCAACGCTATCGTCAGCAGCAAGCTCAACGAACGACATTTCATCAAGCCCGGTGTGAACCGAAACTTTCACGTCGATCTTGGTTTCCTGCCACCACTTGATGATGCCGTTGCGAAGCCGCAAAGCATCATTGATCGCATCTTCGATAACTTGCCGGCCATCGCACTCAGGCAAAGCAATGTAATTCACATAATCCGTGGCCTGGTCTGCACTGCCTTCGTCGCCTTCACCAACGGGTGTGTATTCGACAATCTCATCATTGCCCAGAATGGTGCGAATGAGAGACGGCAACACCTTCTTGACGGCGGACCGAACATCACGAGAGACAACCTTGGATCGACCATCGTCGGCTGGTACATATTGATCCATGTTGCCATCGAAGTAATCCATGGCTTTCACGCGGTCAGCGGAACGCTCTGTTCTATACGCCTCTGCATCGCGGACTAGCGCGCTTACGGAGGTGCATAGCTGCGCTTCATCCATCTTTTTATCTGGATCAGCCATTAAACAACCTTCCGAGGGGTAAATGCAAAGCTCTGGTCGTTTGGCTTAGCCTTAGCGAACCTGAGCATCATCAGTGCGTAGCGGGATGCGGAAATCACATCGTCTCGTTCTTTGACAATCTTGCCGTCTTTGCGGTGGTAGATCCTGCGTTCTTCAAGCCATGAGCCACAGGTTGAGAAAACCTTGAACCGCCCGGTCAGCATTCTGTCGAGCATGTCCATCAAGCCCGCTTCAACACTGTTGGAACCATCTAGGAACGTGGCGCGCTCTGGGAGCATCGACAGCCCTTGATCGCGGTACTGCTTAGAAAGGTTCTCCCCAGCAGCTGTGTCGTTGTTGCCGTCGTGAGGCCAAGCCCACGGCAGCCACTTGCCCCAAGGCTTGAGTGCTGCGGCGTGGAAGACGGGAGTTGCTTGCCTCTGCCGGTAATCTTTGGTTAGGTAGATTACGTCTGCGTCACGGTCCCATGCTAAGGCTGCAGCGGCTGTGGGGTGATCCCAACCAAAATCTAAGCCACCTATCTGCACCCAATGCTTTGGAATCTCGAAAGGATCAACAACGATGTTGTCTTCGATGACCGGGAAAATAAGCCCCGACCCCATCGTTGGGATGCCCTTGGTTCTTGCCTCTCGCTCATGCGCCGGATAAGAGGCGATGATTTTGGCTCGATCTTCAGGTGAATAGTGCCCCGCGTCGTCAATGGTCATCGACACTACGATGCGGTCGTCAGCCCCTTCCTCCTTTTCCAGGAGATACCGAGCGACGACGGCAGACATACCCTTGAGCGGTGTGAATGTAACCGCAATCAATCCCTTCGTGGCATTCGTTCGCGTTATGCCTTCGAAATAAACATCTTCCGGCGGTTCTTCATCAAACCAAACGTAGTCAACCGTATTGGCCTGCCATTTGCCGCGGCCCTGCTCGTATGCCTTGAACAGTAGCGTTGATGTGCCGCCGCTGACGTGGCGTACTGTGATGCTGTCGAGCGCCCCCGAAACACCAGAACGGCGCGTTGTCGAGACGATGGATGCTTTGGGGATATAGCCTGTTCCCCAATCCTCCTCATTCATTGGCGGCCCGACCATCAGGCGTTGCACACCGTCGCGCGTCAGTTCATACGATTCCGAGCCAGCCAACATGATAATGGGCTTCTGGAATCGGTGGCCTTTCCAATCCTTCGGGTAATCACCCGTCAGATGGTAGGAAGCCTCTGCCGCGCCAGCCAGAGTTTTGCCGAGCTGGTTGCCAGCCATGAAAAGGCGTTCGCGGTATTTTCTCCCCGCGGCGTGAAACTCTTCTTGCTTTGGGTATGGACGGTAAAGCTCCAGAAGCTTAGTGCGCCGTCTCCGATCCAACTCCGCCAGCAGAGTCGCTTGCTCTTTCAGTATCAATGAAAGGTCTGATTGCGGCGTCAAGCGATCGGATGCGCTGAATAAGTTGCTCATCCGTTAGATCATCCATCTGATTGATGTTCACGTTCAGATCCTTCGGAAGGATCGACGCAATGACCTTTAGGTACTGGTCTGGCTTTTGCGCTCTGACGGTCTCGATTGTCTCCGCGCCGTGCTTCTGCCAATTGTCATAAAGGTCTGCGATAAATTGTTCGCCCAGCTTGTTGCGGGCGCCCTTTGGTCTGCCTGGGTTACCTGCCTTAAATTGGTGTTCAACTGGTGGGGTGGGCTTACCCGTATTCCCCCCGTTATTTCGGGCGTCGTCTACCATCTATACGCCTCACTGTGTTATTCCGGTCTTGCCCACTTGAGCGCCGTTAGATGAAGATGGGGTAGTGCCCACCGGAGCGGCGGCGCTGGCTTCTACAGCCACGAATGAAAGCCTTGATCCTCGCGACCGGTTGTCGAAGTGGAATTCACCCGCTCCTAGTAATGATTAAACGGCAAGCCCAAGAACCTTAGACAAGCGGCTCAGGTCATCTTGAGCTTGTCGGATTGCCGAGGCGGCATCTTCTGCGTTATCTGCCAAAGCAATAACAAGACCATCGCTCACCAACGATGCTTCACCACCGGCTGGCTCTGGCAGTGAGCCAATAAGAACGTTGACCATATTGCGAACGCGGTATGAAAGCTCTCGTGCGTCGGATAGTGAAGACGACACACGCTCAATAGGCGTTTTGGTTTTTGGCACGCTCGGCATAGCTTCGGTACGAGAAGAACCAGACAGTTTATCTTGATAGATCTCTACATGCATTTGAATGCCCTATCCATGAGTTCGGGTTATTCTTCATCAACGATGGCCATGAGCTTGTGCTTGGCACGCTCGAGCATCCAGAGGATTTCAGGCCCGCCGGATACAGATGCTGAGAAGAACTCATCGCCGTCTTCTGTCTCGCCAATGATGACGACTGACTTGAGGTGGCCTTTAGCTGCATTGAGGATTACGTCAGCGTCAAAGTCCAAAGGCGTTATGCCTGTGAATAGCTTGACGTTGCTCTCCCGCTCTTGCTCGGTGGTCATGCTGATATCCACTTGCGAGCTCTCTCATCTTCTTCGTTGAGCGCTTCTCTTGCCTATGGCCCGTCCAGCCTCGCAAGCAATCGGCTTATGAGCTGGTCTTTCGTCATCGCTGAATCCGGCGGCAGATACTGCGCTAGATCCTGCTGGCAATCTTTGACGAGGCGAATAAGCTTTGCTGTCTGGCTCATCGCTCTCTCCATGTGGGCGGGTGAATGGGGTTAGCGCGGGATCGGTCCCTGCTCTGAAGGGTAGGACGTGTCGCCAAACACCCAGACGCCGATGAACCATCGCAGCTTGAACGAAATGCCGTACCACTTCGCTATATTGTGGTCAGTGTAGTTGTTGATCCCGTGGCGTTCACCGTCTCCACCATCGTCTTTCAATAACATGCTGCTGGTGTAAGCTCGGAGCTTCGTCGGCAAGTCTGGGATGCCTTTATGCAATCTAAACCCCAAGACACTCCGCATACTCATCTCCTGGAATACAAAAAGCCGCCCAGCATAACCGGACGGCTTGTGAATGGTCAGGAAGGACGGGCATTACACCCATCTTTCTACAACGATCGGACCAGGAGGTCTTATCAAGCTTAGCCGACGCTTCCCCGTGTCTTACCACAGCGCCTTCCTGATTTGCTGCGAGGCCACACGCTACCGTGGCTGAACCCTGCGGTGGCTGATCATTCCGCTTCTTGGGTCGTTCGCCGCGCTTCTGCTTTCAGCGCCGCCTCGCATTACGTTGCCCTATTGAGCGAATTGATTTGGCGGCTGCGGCTAGGCGCAAATCGCCATCTATCACGTGTATACCAAACAACTTCTACCTTGGCAATACCAAAGCTCATACCTTGCGGGGTGCAGTCTTATATCCCCAATGAGATGCGAGATCATCAAGCGCATTCCGCAAATAGTCTGCATTTGTTGTCTTTTCTCGCTTCGAGGGGCTGATATCGGCGATCGATCTGCCTTCACCACATACCGCTTCAACGATGCGGAATGCGCGCGTACCTATTACCGTTTGGCATAGCTTGAGGATTAGACCGGCTTCTATCTGTGTGTCAGTGATGGGCTCACGCGCGCCACCACCATCAACCGGCTCCCGGCTGTAATCGAATGACCCAGCACCAGAACCGCCGAGCCGTTCCCACAGCTTGCGGAACTTGTTAGCCGCCTGAACGTGGTGCATTTCGAGATGGCCTTTTGCAGCCATGAGCGCCACAGGGCTTTCCCGCAGGTTCATTGCTGCTGTGATGGTCTTTGGGTTCCCAGGCGATCCAGCATGCACCGCGCTGAAATGCGGGTTGTCAATCTCGACCACCTTTATCTTGGCGTGTCGGTGGCCGACTTCCTCAAAGCCAGTCAACGCTTCCGCCTTGCGTATCTTTCTGTGTGCCCTCATATCCGCCGCCCCTTTGGTTCTGGTCCGTCAATGAATGTGATGCGTGGCAATGTGATCTTCGCGCCATCCGTCGTTACTCTGGTCACGCATCCTGGCCGTACAGGCGCCTCTAGCTCCACGGCTTCCTCAATCTTTGGAATGATCGGGTTGGCGCGGCGGCTGTTGTTCTTGCGGTATGGGAATAGATGACGCCTTGAGCCGGTGATGAAACGAACGTTTGAGAAATTCAGACCAAGCTTTTCAGCGATCGATCCCATTTTCTCGCCGTCTTTCCACATGCTGGCAGCAGTCATTATCTGTTCGTCAGTGATTTTCCGCCGATTATCAACTGTCATTGCACCCACCCGTTACGCAATGCCATACCCACAAGCCCGTGCATCGTGTATGTGCCTGCGGCCACATGGCAATCGAGCACATACCCTGTGATTGTGTTCCGCGCCCGGTTCGTAATCATTGCTATTTCGGTTTGTGTCTTGCCGTCAGCGAGGAACTGAACGACCTCAAGTTGCTTGGGTGACAACGGGCAATTATTCATGACGCGCTCCGATATCTGTTCTGGAAGTGATTGGCCGGCAGGGAAATAACCGTGGCTGTTGCCTCCTTGGCTTCTCTCTGCTGTTTGCGGTCTTGGTAGGCGCGCTCTTGTTCGCACAGGTCTGCGTAGCTCTCGCGGTTCAACCAGGTCGATGCGAGTGGCACGAAATCACGGTCGCGCTCTTTCATGCTGCGGAAGAAGTATGTTGCACCGTCGATGATGTCTTGAGGGTTGGCGCCGAAGTTGATGTGCTTTTCGTATGTGTCACGTGCCAGCTTGCGGCCGTCGGTGTGTCGGGCGTGTGGGCGCCAGACATTCCAGAAGTCGGCAAAACCTTGAGGTTCTTCGGTGCGCTCTATCATTTTCTTTCTGGTCATAGCTCCAACTCCCCTTGTCTTGCATCCTTGCGATCAAGCATGCGCAGTACTGTTTCGCCTTTGTGTTTCTTGTCCCAAACAAACCAAGCATTGAGCATTGGTGGTGCGCCTTGGCCGGTGAAGTCAATCTTCCAGCGCATCAGGTAAACACGGGCTGGTGGATGCTTCGCCCAGAATGGCGCTAGGCCACCAGCGCCCGGGAAGCTCCAGTTCAGCAGCAAAGCCATGTACTCTACATTCAGCACGTCAAGCGCATGATAGAGCCAGCGTGCCTTGCCGTTGCCCCATCCGCACTCAGAAAATGGTGGGTTGGTTACGATGGCTCGGGATGGTGCAGCAGCATGCCCATATTGGTAGAATGAACGAAGCTCATCCGTTCTTGGGCCTCGGTCGACCAAGTCAGAAGCGAAGACGTCGAAGCCAAGCGTTTCCATCTCTCGAACCATCGCGCCGTCGCCTGCCGCTGGCTCCCAGATGGTTATGAAATCTCGCAGCCTATCAATCTCAGCGTGGAGAAAAGCGCGGGTCGGTTCTGGAGGGGTCGGATAGAAATCATCCTCTTCACGCTCAAGCGTATCGACCTTGGTGTAAGAGCCATCAAGCAGCCGTGTTGCGACGGGCTTGCTGCTTTTGCCGGTTGCGCGGAACAAGCCGCGTGCGGTTGGAGCGCTCACGTCACCACCTCCACATCAATTCCCAAAAATGATTTCATCAGCTTCTTTTTCAGCTTGAACACAGCAGTCTGCGTGGCTTTGCCGCCCTTTACGTCGACACAGCGCAAGCGTCCTTGAACGTGATCCCAGAATGTAAAATCCCCGACGTAAGTGCAGAGTAGTTGCCCGTCCGGTCCGAAGATGGCAAAGCGCCTATGCACATCAATCCCTCCAACCTCGCCAGCCTTCTCACGCACCTTTAGCTGGGCCGCATAAGCCGCTTCTGCCTTGCTGTCGTAGGTAATGCCGTCGAGAACAGTCTTCTTCGCCCCGTATTTGGATCGCTTGGGCTTGGAAAGGAGTGTGCGGGCTTCGTGCGCTGATATGGTGGTCATGCGTCACTCCTGACATCGATCGAGTGTTCTGCGGCTAGATCTTCCAGCCACTTGAGACCGGCTCTTCCCATTGCTCTGTGCCTGTCGTTCTGCACGCTGTCGTGGTTGTCCTCTGCCTTCCACCTGTATGATCGGCGCTGAATGACGATTGCGTGGGCGAGCGCATCTGTGAAATTCGAATGGCTACCGTAAAATGGTCCACCGTGACCACACCAGCCCAACAGGTTGTCTCCGGTGCTCACTGCCCATGTGCCATCTTGGTTCTGCATAACCCCAATTTCGATGTAACTGGCTCCGGTCTTATCCAACTTGGTCTTGAACCACTTAGGCTCTCCGGCTGCCGGTGGCGCCTGGATAGGCGCGAATTGAAAGCCAAGCTGTATCATCCCGCCCTCCTCTGCGCTGCACGCCGGCACAGTTCGCCTATCTTTTTCGTCCATGCCAAACGGCGCTGTTTGTTTGCGATGTTGTGATCTGGCCACTTCTTCGGGCCGCTGCTGAACTTCGACAGCCAGTCCTCTAGCTCAACCTCGTATTTGGCTGCTTCTTCTGCCATGTCTTCGTATGAGGTGAAGGTGTCGGTAGAGGTCATGAGGCCTCCGGTGGCTTGGGGAGAGGCATCCAGTGAGTTGGGGCATCGCCTTCAACTTGCGCCCACTGCGATCTTTCGTTAGTGCCGCTGTAGTACCATTTCGAAAATTCTGGGTACCATCGCCCCATGCGGATCCATTTCTCTTCAGAGTGCCCGCAAAGAATGTGCCGCGAGATGACAAATTTGTCTTCTTTCTCATACCCCTCTATCGGCTGCCATTGGGAGCGTTCGCGCTCTGCCATAATGGCCCAAGCGGCGCTTTGCACTTCTCCCCAATGATCCCTATCCTTGTTTGACACGGCATCCGCTTCCGCATACGCGCCAAAAGAATTGAAATAGGCGACCGTTGACGCTCTCGCAGCCTTCATCACGTCTTCTGGGATATCAGTCATGGCTGGCCTCAGATCTGGATAACGGTGAGGTCATCTTGTCGGCATAATCGTATGAGGCCTTTTCGGCGAGTTCCATTGAACCATTTTCGTCTCGCCACGTTGCCCCACGAAGATACGCATCGCGCAATCCCCAGAACAAAGTGTTATTGTGATCTGTCGACGCATCAGACGCCATTAGAGCCGCTTCGATCCTATCAGCCATGGCTTTCGCTATATGGCTTGGGAAATTTGAGCTCAGAAATGTCGGGTCATTTGGGATGTCAGATGCATTAACCCGCGCACCGCGCTTCATAAGCTGAACGAGATCGCGAAGATGGTCTTCTACG